ATTTGGTTATTTTATCGATCTTTGGATGTTCATTTAAGCCCTTGATTGCGTGCTGGTTGAACTGTTGATTTAAGTCCTTTAATGCGTACTGGTTCAATAATCCAAAGATTCCCGATTCTCGCTGTTATCAGTTAGATAGGGACAAGGAGCGATAGCAATACTTTTAATGGCCACCTTGTGTTATCAAAGGTTGGAAGGGCGAAGAAAGTGCCTTCCAGGGGCAAACCTGTTAGGGTTTGCCCCAAAATTTTTCTTCCCCGGTTCTCGGAGTAGTTGTTTAGTCACAATTCGAATAAGGACTGGGTATTCTTCATGGTTACGACAAGCTTGTCACTTGGACGCTTGAGGAATTGTTTTGTGTGCGAAAGCTCGAACCACATTGCGCTGCGGTGCTAAACGGTTCAGATCGTGAATGGCTTTAGTGCCTAGCAGACGATTAATAAAACAAGGATTACGACATTTCCTGTGCCTCATTGAGATTGTTATGGTCATCTCAAATTGTGTTTTCACCATACCCAAGAAGACAAGTTCTAAAGGAAGGAAAACCTTAAACCAAAAACCCTCTAAGAAAGGCTCAAAAGCTAAATCTAGATCGAAGAGGGTCATGAACAAATCTAGTAATATTCTCGGAGGTTTGAGTTCTTGCTCGAAACATTTGTTGTTAGCCTATGCTAAGCCGTTTCATGCAGCTGCTCATGGGGTTTGCACTCCATCATTTCCAGCTAGAATAACTCAACGAACAACCGCGTTGAAGTACGGAACATTTGCTTCTGGCCTCAACAAACGAGGTTGGATATTGATTAGTCCAACTGGAGCTAATGACTTACCTTTCTTGTATACGTCGACATCAGCGTCCCCTGGTTATTATGCACTCTGTGCTAATTCAACATCTGCATCAGTTGCACAACTTCCGTACTCATCTACTCAACTGTGGGGTAACCCAACCGAATCTCAAGTTCCTTCTGTTCGCTGCAGAATTGTTTGTGTTGGGTTGCGAGTGCGTTGCATTTCTCCTAAAATGTGGGTCTCAGGCCGGCTTTATGCTTACATGAGTCCTCAACATCAAAACGTCAATGGTTACAACATTGATATGTTGGGAGACAAGCGTGAGACGTTGCGATTTCCAGTCACTTCAGATTGGATTGAGTTTCCAATCGTACCTGTCGATTCAAGAGAGTTTGAGTTTCCTGACTCATCAATTCCGGCTTCGACTGGTCAAGCTTACTCTCGGGCAGCCAATTCTTACTTATTCCCATGGTCGAATGCTCAAACTTGGGTGGACCCACCTGATTCTGCTGATTACGCTGAAACAGGAATACCATGCTTTGTTTTGATGGTGGCAGCTCCTGACACAGCTGAGGTTCCAAGCTTGGAATTTGAGTATGAGTTGATTGTTCATGCTGAATACATAGGTGTTCCATGTGATAGTGTTGCCATCCCAGCTCATTCAGATGCCCAGGGGTTGTCAGAAGTTAATGCTGCCGCGAACAGTTCGTACATTGAAAGAGCAGGCACTACTGATCATACTCAAGAACCATCAATGCTAGAGTCATTTGTTAAAAATATTGAAGCGAATTCAAATCGTATGACTACCATAATGGGTTCTGTAACCAGGGTCTTGGGAGCTGGGACGGCTGCTTATGCTGCCACTCGTGGAATGCGGAGACTTCAGAATATTTAAATTTAAGGATCTATCCTATAAATAGAGCTCTCACCTTTGGAAAAGTGGGTTATAGTGTTCTAAAACCACCTGATGAGTCCAGGTGACCGAAATCTAATTTATGTATGTTCTGGATTAGACGGTCGGTAGTTCGAGTCCCTGTGAAAACGACTTCGATTGAGTAGAGGCAATTGAAGTGGGAATAAGGTTACGAAAAGATGTGTACATAAAGCCTGGGCTGAATAAAAGGCCAATGGGAAGCAGGCAGCTGGAGAATTGGGATACCCTCTGAGCAAGTTACAAGAGCTTGCGAACAAGACGGAGTCAGGGTTGTACTCAATCTCTTTTCTGAGAAACGCGCAGTTATCGGATAAGGCAAATCGTTACAAGGAGCTGATCACTCCTTTCCAAGACCGTGTTGGTTAAATAGCGAGATTTGTCATGCCCTCTTTTCACAACTCACCTTAACAAACAAAACTCTACTTTTATTCTCTTTTTCTTTTCTACTGCAATTGCAGGCACCCACAACATTACAAAACAGCGAAGCTCAGCGAGCACGAATCTTTGCCAGGGTGTAGATCAAATGGTCCTTGACCTATGTGGACCAATAGTCATGTATCGAACTGACTCATATTTCGATGATGACTTGTTACTTCTTTCATTGAATGAGGTAGTTTTACTCATTTCTAAGTTTTTACCTGGAGAAACTTTTGAGATGGTGAAAACCCTTGCTCAATTTGACTTCCTCAACTTTTCAACTTGGCAAGACGTGCTTCAAACACTCTTGTACCACGTTGAATTGTCCTTTGGACAACTGACAATAATCTCAATACGGGGTGAGGTGCGATTTTTTCTTGAAGATCAACCTGAATTATTAGAAGTTAGTTATTCTTCTTTAGCTTGTTTTTATGAATCCCTCGAATGTCTGAGAGATACCAATGTCAGAGGCGGAGGTAGGTTTATTTCCAAGAAAGTCAAAAGTCTTGGAACTGGTGGCAAATCTAAAGTCAATAGAACTCCTAATGGAGTTGCTCCTGTCGTAGGAGAACAAGCGAGAGCGGTTGAAATACAAGCTGAAGGCGCTGAGGAGGACGAAGTTGATGAATTCCAAGAAATCAAAGCCAACTTCATTTGTTCTGACAGACCTAATGTTAAAACAACCCACGCGTTTGACGACTTGTTTAGAGTAGATCGTTGGGGAATTTTGAGAAGAAATGATAATTATCGTCTCTTTGATGTTGATTGTCATGGGAATCCATTTTGCGGTTTGGTTTGTATTGATCATTCTGTTGGTGAGCCGATTGATATTGATTCATATTTAGAGAGGAATAATCAAGGTGATCCTCTTGACCTTGGAACAATTGATTGGCTCGAACAATATGCAAATTTTAGAGGAGTCAACTTGGCTTGTGTTGTTAATGATCGTATTCATGTTCGACGCAACAACCCGGGGTGGAAATATGTAGTTCTCAAATTTGTTGGAGATGACCCTGCTGCTGGTCATTGGGTCTTATGTTGTCATGAGACTACTCCATTAGTTTTTGATATCATGAGTTATTTTCGGCCTAAGAGTTGGTTTCAGCATTTAATGGATTTCAAGTTTTCCTTCCAGTGGTTTGCTGAGTGTTTCTACTCATTCGATGTGGTTCTTCTAAGAGAGTACACCAATCACAAGTATAAAGATGATCAACGTTGTATGGTTGACAGACGAGACAAGATTGAATCCGAGGAGACGTATTCAGTTTTGGGCTTCCAACATAAATTGTTTGGTATCTTTTCTTTAACAGATAAGACTATTACGATTTCAAAACAACGGTTTTTGCATGTCATGCGTGAAGCAGAACTCTTGAACACTTGTGATAGATTGAAGGCAATTTCAACTATCTCTAGACTAAGAGGAATCAACACCGAAATGTCACCTGGACTTTTTCTTAATACTAAATTCTTGTGTGAGCTTGCTATATCGAGAATGGCAGACTCAATTAACACCCCAGAACTCACAGATTATGCGTTCAATGCATCCAATTATTCTGCAGTCATTCCCAATTTAAGAGTTGTTTTAGAAAATCAACAACAAGGACTAGCAGGAGCCGGAACGAATCATGTGAGAAATCCAAGAATTAAAAAGGTTAAAGTCGAGAAGAAGGTCGGTTGGGGTGGTGTTCTATGACTAACCTCTTTTGGGAAACAAGTCGGAATTGGTAAAGTTCCCGTCACTGATGATGCTGGTCTACTAGCAGCATTTTGTGGTAGGAGTATGTCCAAAGACAATTCTGAACTAGTGGAGAATAGGGTTAGATCATTTATTCGGTTCTCATTGGCTGAGATAGACAAACTCGTTGATTCCGTTGACTTAAAAGATTGTGAGGATAATTGTATTAAGCAATTTTCCGAGCATTATCATGGCAAAATTCCTTTGAGAAATTTGGAATCCTCAATAAATCAATATCTTGATTATTTGAGAGGTTACAATCCACGCAAATTTCTTAACAATTCAGCTTTCGTTAAGTTGGAGAATTCGGCTAAAGTTGTTGACGGAGTGGTCATGAATAGACCAAGACTTATTATGACTATGAGTGATTTAATGAAAATGGAGTTAATTCCAATTTTAGATATCATTCATCGTTGGAATGAGGGGAAGATATCTGAATTCCAGGTTAAAAACTTGGAGCCGGACGCCTTTCTTGATAAAGTCATGGTTATGACAGGGGTTAAACATCTGGTGACTGATTATTCATCGTTTGAATCTTCTATCTTTGGGAAGATTAGGCAACTTGAAAACTATTGTTTGGTTCGGCTTTGTTTAAAAGCGGGGTTGAACCATTTAGCTAGTAGGGTGGTTAAATACATGGATGGTCATCGTGTGTTGAAAACCTCGGCGGGCACGTTTGTTTCAGATTCACGGAATTCAGGTGATTTCCAAACAAGTATGGGTAATGGGTTGATCAATTATCTACTTGCAAAGTACAATCATTTGGAAAACGGTTCCAAAACTCAATTTAGAATGATAGCAGAAGGCGATGATGGCATTGTCGAACCGCAGTCTGTTAACATAATCCGTTCAAAAGAGTTAGGTTTCAAGTTTTCCAGTGAGTTGTGCGGTTCTATTGCAGGAGACGTTGATTTTCTGAGATGTCGTTGGATGGATGGTGTGAAGTACTTGAATGTCGGTAGATCAATTAAAATGATCTGGACATTGAAGAACAAGACTTTGAGCCGACGAGACATCAAAACAATTCAGAGGTGTGCTGCTTATAGTATGCACTTGTCTTCTCCGGGTCATCCAGTTCTTGGCGCCTTAGTCGTTAGAATTGGTAGGGAGACATCTGGTTGCAACTCATTGTCTAGAACAGCATTGGGATTTGTCAGGAAACAGTGGAATTTCGATGAGAGATGTCTTTCAATAAAGGATTTTCCAAAGGAGTTTGTTGTGAATGAAAGTATGAGAGGGCCACTTGCTGTTGGCGCAGCAGGTTTCCCACCTATATCAATAAGAGACCAACTTATTCTAGAAAAGGCTTTGTTGGAAGAGCCGGTGCCAGAACTTGCTTCTTTGTTAACAAACTACGAAGAATTCAATGTTCTGATGGATCAGGAGTGTTTCAGTATGGAAACTATTCCGGTGTTCAGTGGGGATATGGCAGACCTTTTGAGTGGTATTAAGGTAGACTATTAAACAATCCTCCGTTTATTTTTGAAAATTTTGTACGAGAACAAAAATTTTTATCTCTATAACCTGCGAATCTAACGTACGACGTCCGATTAGATATCCTGGCTGGTTTTGAGATTATGTTCCTTTAGTCCTCATTGGATTGAGGTTAGGAGCTTAAGTCCAGGGCCCATCCCACAACTGAAAAAACTTATTAACTGCGGTGAAGTAAGTAGAAATGGG